TTATCCAGCTTTTGGCAGGTTCATGCGAATTACGCTCGTCGGCGTCAGCCGTGACTTGAGATAGATTTCGGTCGTCTTGACGTCAGAGTGGGCCGCTGCCACCCTAAGCTGTTCCATCGTGTACCCGGCTCTCTCCGCGTCCGTCATTGCCTTCGCACGGATGTCCTTGACGGTGTAGACCGCCTCCCCGAGACCCGCCCGCACGCAGGCTCTGTCCCACGCGCTCCGGACGGCTGTGGCGCCGTATGGCTTCCCGCTGAGTGAGTGGATGACGTGCTTCCCCTTCACCTTTCCGAAGGTACGTGCCCTCTCCAGCACTGCGTCAATCTCCGGCGTGATCGGCCAGTCGACTGCCTCGCCGGTAGAGTCCGCTGTTTTCGAGGGTTGAAAGTGGATTACCTTCGCCTCACGGTCGACATCGGCCCACATTAAATTTCGCACGTCGGTCGATCGCTGCATTGTCAGATAGCAAAGATCCACGAAGCACTGCATCATTTCGCCGCTGCGCACTTCCCGGCCGTTCGCTTCTTTCGCGAGTGCATCTCTGATCGCGATGAAATGGCCGTCAGTAATGTAGACGTCCCGCGCCTTCGGTTTCTTGAGCTTTACCTCACGGCACGGATTGCTCGTCATGTGCCGCTTGAGGATGCACCAGGCGAAGAAGCCTGAAAGGAACGCGCGCATTACACGTTGCATATGCAGCTTGCCGTCCCAGTTCGTCGTCAGGAATTCGACCACATAGGCTGGATCAACTTGATCGACGTCGACGTCACGAAACGATGACTTCACATACTCAGCGTAGTGTGGCCAAGCCTTTTCCTTGTGCTTCTTCTTGTGCAGATCGACATAGTCGTCGACGAGGCCAGGAATGTTGCCCGAACCCGTTGCGGACTCGGCTTTCCGTTTCTCATTGGCGAGCCGCTCAAGCATTGCCGCTTCGCCATCGCCGACACGGCACAGCCTGACCCAACGATTGGTGCCAGGCTTGAACCAGTAGTAGCTTCCGTGCTTCACATAAACGCGGCTTGGCAACCCGTCCGGGGTTTTTCGGCGCCGCGCGTTCATGCTGCCCGCCTCACCGAGTGAAGTGCCGGCCGCGCGGGCGCTGCTGACGACGGGAGCACGCCGGCTTTCTTCGCGCTAAGTGCTTCGAAGGTTGCCCAGGTCATGATGATGTGGCCGTTCGCACGCGTCACGACGTCGATGCCGAACTGCTGCTTGAACCATGCAACCTGCGTCGAGCAGCGCCTCTTACCCGTGATCTCGACCAGATCCGCGTCACTGATCAATCGGCTATTCATTTTCTACCCCTCCCATGCGCCGGCGGCAGTCAGCAGGCGAATACAAAAATGCAAACGGGGACGCGCTAACAAGGGCGTCCCCGCTATCCAATCGTGCGCCGGCGGCGCTCACTTCCAAATTCCCCAATCTCTCGCGGTGACCCGCAGAATCTCTTTCAGTGCTTCGTTCATTCGGTAAAGCGGTCGTTTGATATCGAGCCGCACGGGTATTCCTTAGTCATGGCCATCAAAAAGGGGCGTAGCTTGAAATGACCGTAAGCCGAAATGCCCCTGGTGATCGGATCTCAGCCCGCGCAATGCCGTGGGTTTTTTTTTGCCGTGGCCGGGTGGGTGGTCATGCTGCTCACGTCAGTAAAGGTTCTCGCTGTAGAGAGTGCTGCCGTCGGCTTCATCTCCACCGCAGCGTCGGATAATCTGCCCGGCAGCTTTGGCTACCTTCCATGCCTCGGTGCGGCTTAGAAAGACGCCATGCTGGTCGATGAACCCCTGATCGACGGGATCGCCATCGGTCTCAGTCATGTCGCGGCGCATGAATGCATCCCAGTGCCGGATACTCAGCACGACCTCCCCAGTGAAGCGCTTGCGATTGGCCGCGCACACGATGCGCCGGCAGTCGCCCAGAATGATCTCGTTCTGTCTCATAGACAATGTGTGGTGCAAAGGAAAATATCTAGCGTGTCGCGCCGGCCATCCTCGGCGGCGCTGGCATCGTGGCCGCGAGGCTTCTTGACCCACCAGCGCTGCATGTAGCCCTTGAGGTCGAAGTACGGCGTCCGCTGAGCACGAGCGATGATCGCGCTCGCGATGAATTTCGGTATCCGGATGCGCATAATCAGGCGCCCAGGGCGGCGCTAATGTCCGAGTGCGCGCAGAGAAGGTCGCGCAGGGCCTTGGCGCTCACAGAAACCTGAAAGTCCGTTTCGCTCTTCGTGATCGCGACGCGTTGAGCCTCGGGAAGCGTGGAGACGAAAGAGCCGACGCGCTCGACATAAGTGTTGACGACCTTGCGTGGGTACGACTTCCCTTTGATCGACCCGGCCGTGACCTTCTTCTTGCCACCTGCCGGAGCCTTTTCCAACTCGCTTGACAGGAATGCGCCGGCAGATTCGCCGTGTTGTCGCACGGCGTCTGCCGCAATCGATGCGGAAGCCTTCCCAGCGAAGACCAGGCGATGAACGTCCGAGTTCGCGCCAACCAGCACGAGCATCTCTCCGGCCCATTGGAGCGTTACGCGGTCACTCTCTGCGATTCTCGCGTTGTCCCAGCCAAACCGACTCAGGCGTTGATAGCCGAACGCATTTTCAAGCGGGTGAAGCGGTCGGTTCCTGTTGCTCGACAGGATGCGAAGGGTTTGGTCGGCGTCGTTACACTCGAAGGCATCGATCCGCACCATCCACTCACCAACCTTGTCGCGGAGCGGGGTACCCGCCTTATCGGCGCGGCCGATCGCGGCATGTCGGCGATGACCGTCAACTAGCCACACGCCACCCTCAGCCCTAGGCCGAACCTCAAGCGCCGGATACTGGCCGCCCGCCATGATGTGGCGGAACAGGCTTTCGTCATCCTCTTTCGCAGCTTCGAGCGCTTCGCCGTCCAGCAGGTCGAGCGACGCGCGCAGATTAAAGCCAGGCTCGACGTGAATATCCTCGTAGCGGATCTTCATCGCGTCCGCGCGGCGGATTTCCTTGTCGTTGATCTTCTGTTTGAAGGACGGTACGGGGGGGCATTTGTTTCCTCGTTCGCGGTCGACGGCGGTACGGATGTGTTCTCGGAATCCCTTTGAAGGGTGTCCGTCGTATGGGTAAAGGACTTCCATGTGGCGCCAGCGGGCGGCGTCTTCTTCGACGTCGTCGCGGCGCTGGGCATCGGTCTTGATGTAGAAGGCGAGGGCGGCGATTACGACGTATGGCTGCGATGCAAGCGCTTCGAGAATCTCGTGTTTCGTCTCAGCTTCTTCGTGGAACCGAGCGGAACCAGGGAGGGCGGGCCGAGTTGAGCGGGCATACTGCCGGTTAATGAGCGGGCGCAGTCTTTCCCAAAGTCGTTTCGCTGCTGCCCTATTCGGGGCATTGCTCATACGCTGTGCTTCCACCTCACATAGAGGCATGCGACGAGCAGAGCGCCCCAGATAGTCCAGGCGGCCGGCTGGTGAGCGCGAATCCACTTGTCGGCGCCGTTGACGATCCAGATCAGGATGCGGTCAAGCATGCGCGGGCCTCACAACGATCCGCAGGGCGTCAGTGCCAAAGTGGGCTGCGGCAGCTTGTCCGAGTTCGCTCCAACGGCGAGCGATGCCATCGCCGCGATAGCGGCCACCGGCCGTATAGACCGTCACGATGAAGTGCTTCACGGGGAGTCCTCCAGAGAGGGAATGAACACCCCGGCCGAACACCGGGGCTGCGGCTTTAACCATGTCCGCCATGGGCCTGTGAGCGGTCAGGCATTGCACTGATGGAGTGGAGCGGGCTAGCGGGATTGAACCGGTGAACTCGGCTTGGAAGGCCGCTGCCTGACCATTCGGCCAAGCCCGCGCTTATACTTTCTCGAATTGATACCTATGGAACTTCTGATGCGCCGGGGCAGCAATGAGCATTTGATGTGGTCCGCCGTCGACCGTCGGCGGCGGGCCGTCTGGATCCGACTAGGCTATTTTGCCGGCGCGGCGACGTTTCTTGGCGTCAGTTACTACTTTCTATTTCAGGCGTATGAGGCGTTTGCGCTCCATAAGCCGCTGTCGTGGGGGCGTTACTCGGTCAGGGTCTATCGGTTCGAAGATGGGGGCAGTGCGTACTTCTACGTGGCAAGCCTGCACGTTGTCTGTGGAGTCATATTCGTTGGATTGAGCATCTGGTATTTGCTCAAGGGGATATTCGAACGACCATGGCTGTAAGACCCTCAAGAGAGCAGACCCGAGATCCTGATCAGATCGGGGAAATGAGCTACGGTCTTTATGACGACGCCGCGCCGCCGTCGGATTTGCTCGCTTGAAGGTGCTGGACAAATAATGCAAAAAATCCCTTGCGATAATAAGCATGCCGAATTGATAGCATGATCGGCATCCACTAACCGTATTTGCAAGGAATTATTCATGGCAAACAATCCGCAAGACAAAGCTCACGAACTTCTTGTTTCGCTTGCACAGGGAGACAGACTCGAAATGAAAAACGGCTTCGGCGGCACCGCAGAGGGACAGAAAGATGCGGGCGCGGCTGCAGGGGCATACATCGACGCCCTGTATCGAAGTCTCGTGAAAACATTCTCGCAGGAGTAACGCCGCAAGGCTTTCTCTCCTCGTGTCTATGGCGCGGCTCTCGGAAGAAAGCCGACTCAGATACAGCATTTGGACGCAGCGCCCCGGACTACACCCGACTGAGTCGGCTCCCGGCGGCGCTGCATCTCTTCAATCCAAGCGGCGGTCTATAGCCACGCGAGCGCGGCCAGGCGGCGCTTGAATAGCCTCCGGTCTTTGATCAGGGGTAGAGGGTTCCGCCCTGCGCCTAGCCGCGTCGCTGAAACAGCAGACGCCATCGGCGTGTTCTATCGGTAACTGAGTTTTTAAGGAGCGCCCCAACCAGCGGGCGGGCAGCGATATGCGCTGTGTTGAAACGAATAATCACATATGTGATTTAAAAGATCAACACAAATGTGATTTTTGTGGGTGAAATTTGTAACACGATCGGTCAATCGCGACGATCAGTTTGGGCTTGGCCCTGCGTTTTTAAGGGGGAGGGGGGCGGTTATCGCTTGGATTGCGCGAAGTCTGATTCACGAGGCGGGCGTAGCCACGCCCCATAACCAATGAAGCATGCAGCGAAAAGTACTGCAGGTAAAACGAACAGTTTGGCTCTTGCGAGGTAGAGGCTAGCCGCCACATCAGTGCGAGGAAGTCCCACTATCGAAAATAGGAGGGCGACAGAAAATAGTGCGAAGACGAATCCTGTCGCTGCAAGCCACCACCCCAAAACAAATGCCCGCTTTTTCACTGAGTCTCTCCAAGATGCTGGCGCTTTCGCGCGCCGCTATCGTTGCATGGGATGTTGACAGGTCAATGCCGTCGAGGTGAAACTACTGTATAAATAAACAGTAATAATCGCACCGAGGTTTCTACGATGCATCAGTCTCAACCTAAGTTGCGCTGCAAGCCTGGGGACTTAGCGCGAATCAAAAAGGCATGGAACGAACTGCTGGAAGGTAGGCTGGTGTTCATTCGCAGGGCATATTCAGCGACCGAATGGCTTGTGTACTTACTGGACGGCCCCGCGTTTTCGGTAAGCGAGGATCGTTGCCACCTTGTTGTTGCGCGCTCGATGATCGCTGACGATTGGGCACTAGAGCCGATTGGCGGTACCTGCCACGACGAGGCAGACGACCTTACGGATTCAACCGACCAATCGGTTCGTCGTCCTGTGGAAGCATTCGCAGCATCAGGTTGAACGTTTGGGGAGCTTCGCCGGCTTGATCGGCTAGCAGAATCGCATCAATGAGTTCCTGCGCGGCCGTGCTGGCTGCTCCAATGGCGACGTCGTAGCTCTTTCTAGATTTCCTGTTTGCATCAGGCGAACCGGTTCCGTCCGCGAGCCAAAGCGCATCAACGCCCAACACCTCTGCAATTTGAGGGAGGCGTCGCGCGGTGCTGCGCGTGCCGGATTCTAAATTTCCAATTGTCGACTGAGATACGCCCGCCCGAGTACCCAGTTGTTCCTGGGATAGCTTGGCTTTCGTGCGTGCCCATCGAAGGCGTTCGGCAAGGGTGTACATATCACAATCGTAATTGACTATGCAATCACATTTGTGTTGACTTAAATAAACACAAACGTGATACTTGGCGCATGGACATTCGAAAAGCAGTCTCAGACCTATTGGGCACTGGCCTCACGCAGTCGCAGCTTGCGATCGAGGCTGATTGCTCTCAATCGCTTATTTCGGCCCTGTTCTCAGGGAAGCGAGGCGTTCGGCCGTCCTATGGAATTGCGAAACGAATTGAGGAACTGCACGCGGCCAAGGTCGGCACATACGTCGGCGGCGCTTCAGGAGAGAGCAAATGAAGAGGGGGCGGTCTCGCCTAGATGAACGAAACCTGAGGCCTACGCGCGTTCTCGTCCGTCACGTACATGGTGCCGCAGGCAAAGCACTTCAGGCTGCCTCGATTGCCCTGCGGTTGCAAAACAGACTTGTGGCCCTTCGTCATGCATGGTTGGCAGAGGCTGTGATGCGGTTCCCCCGACTCGTCTCCCGGCTTGAGAGTGTAGGCGAGTATGCCCCCGCCAACGTCCGCCAAGGCATAGCGATTGCGCTCCTCAAGCTCAGATTCAAGATGCTTCTTTTCTTTCTCAAGCGCTTGGATTCGATCCTGCGCCGCAGAGAGCTGTTGCACCAAATCCAGGCTTTGTTGCGTGACAGACAGGAGGGAGTCGTAGGCGGCGGAAAGACTCCGCTTCGCGTCAGTGATTGCCTCTTCTGCTTTTGTTTGATCGCGCGCGGAAATCGCCGTCTTGACGAGTTCTACCGCAGTCTTTGCGCCGCTGACGGCGCTAACAAGCGCTGAAAAGTCCATGAGTTCCCCGATGGTGAGTTGTACGAAGTGAAGATCGGACAGCTTATCACCGTCGGGGTACTCACCGGATTTAGCAGTTTTCATGAGGCCATCGTAGTGGCCCGAGAAGCAAATAAAAACGTTCGAGGAACACGCACATGAACATCACAGACGCGGCACACGCACTGGTTCACGACTATACCGGCGGCAGCGAGTCGATTGCGCCGCGTCTTGGCATGTCGGCGGCCGTCTTGCGCAACAAGGTCAATCCGAACAAGGACACGCATCACCTGACGTTGAACGAAGCGGTGAAGGCGACGGACGTAACGAACGACGACCGCGTACTTGAAGCGTGGGCCGTCGAACGTGGTTACGCGATCGTGAAGATCCCGAATCTGGCCGAATGCTGCGACTCGGCGATTGTCGAGATGATGGCGCGCGCATGGGAGACGCACGGCGAGGTCGGAAAGGAGATCGTGAAGACGCTCGAAGACGGGCGCGTCGAGTTTCAGGAGGTCGCTCGGGTGAGGGGCCGTATCTTCGCCCACGCGCAGGTGCTGTTCAACATCGCCGCACGCCTGGGGGGCATCGCCGAATGACGAGTAACCCCAAGTCTGCCGCCGAGACGCAGGGCGAGCGGTACCTAAGCCCCGAAGCGCTCTTGGTTGCTATTGCGCACTCGCCGGAAGTCAGAGTCGACCGGAGGTTTGCGGCGGTTGAGGTACTGCATCAGTTCCGCCTCGGCGCTGAAGTGAAAGTCTGCATTTCGTGCGGCATGCCGCAGAACTCTGACGGCACATTGCCGTGCGACCACTGAGGAGCCTGCCATGAGTTCACATCGAGTCAATCAAGCGTGGGGCGTAGAGCTTCGCCACACCGAGAAGATCGTGCTGCTGGCACTGAGCCACCACGCTGTCATGTCGACTGGCGAGTCGCAGCCGAAGGTCAGCCGCCTGGCGCGTGACTGCGGCATGTCGGAATCGGCGGTGCGCGAGTCCATCAAGGCGCTGGAAGCGGCGGGGCATATCGTCACGATGCCCGTCCGTCGCGGCGTGACCTTGTACCGAGTGAAGGTCGAGGCGTTGGCATGAGTCTCGACGCAATCACATGGGCTCGCCACCAGAAAGTGGGGAAGGGGCCGACCAAGTCTGTGCTGATGGCGCTGGCTGACTTCGCAAGTGAGGAGTTCGTCTCGTTCCCGAGCATTGACACACTGATCGCCTGGACTGAGCAGGATCGCAAGACTGTGCTCGCGAACATCGACCGTCTGAAGGAGGCCGGCTGGATCACGGACACCGGTGAGCGCACCGGCCGGACGAAGCAGATCGTCGTGTACCAGATCAATCCGGAGCGTGGCGTCGAGGTGAAGGTGGGCCCGCGAAATCAAAGAGTCCCGAAAACGGAACAGTCCCAGAACAGGAACGGTTCCGAAAACGGAACAGTACCGGATTCCACCGGAAACAGTCCCAATTCCGCCCCTAAACAGTCCCAATTTTCCCCGGAAAGAGGCCCGAATTTGGGACACGTAACAGTAGGGAACAGTAATGAACAGGAAGGGAACAGCAGTGCGCGCGGTGCGCGACTGCCCAAAGACTGGCTCCTTCCGAAGACTTGGGGCGATTGGGCGCTGAAGGAGCAACCGACGTGGACCGCCGATCACGTTCGCCGCATCGCCGAGAAATTCCGCGACTACTGGGTCGCAATCCCCGGAACGAAGGCCCGCAAGTCGGACTGGGAGGCCACATGGCGCAATTGGGTTCGTGGTGAGAAGCCGCTGAATGGCGTCGGAAGCGCTGCCGGCGGCGCCCCGAACAAGCAGGAGCAGCTTGAACAACGCAACCGCGAGATCGCTGCCGCCCAGGCCGCTCGCATCATGGCTGGGGAACAAGCATGAAACCGTCCGATTCCGCCGAGTTCTTTTCGCTGATCAGCAACGTCTACGCCTTCTATCGGCAGGACTACTCGGACTTCGTTGGGCAGGTCTGGTGGGGCGCAATGAAGGTATTCGATCTCGCAGCAGTGCGTGATGCGCTGGGCCGTCATGCAGCGAATCCCGATGCGGGCCAGTTCCTGCCGAAGCCTGCTGACGTCGTGAAGATGCTTGAAGGGTCGACGCAGGATGCCGCGCTGCTGGCTTGGCATAAGGTCGACAAGGCCGTGCGTGAGGTGGGCACCTATGCCTCGGTGGCCTTCGATGACGCGCTGATTCACCGCGTTGTGTTTGAAATGGGCGGTTGGGTCTCCCTCGGGACGAAAGACGAATCGGAATGGCCGTTCCTGAAGAACGAGTTCGTGAACCGGTATCGCGGGTATCGCGGGCGAAGCCAAGTGCCGGAGTACCCGCCGCTGCTGATTGGTATCGCTGAGACCACGAACACGCGGGCGGGATTTCAGTCGCAGGGGCCGGTTCTGATCGGCAACGCTGACGCGGCCCGCGCGGTTGTGGCTGGTGGCAGCGATACGCCGCTGGTGGGATACACGCGCGTAACCGGTGCCGACATGCCGCAGCTTGCGCGCTCAAGCGAGCCTATGAGGCTGATTGCGTGACCCAAGCCGAGTGCTGGCGGCGCTCGCAGGGCACGGCAACGTAGCGAGGGCTTATCTCGCGGTAGTGAGGCGGCACTTCGGCGACTCGGTAGCGGAAAGGCAGGAAAAGGAACTGAGGGCGTATATCGCCCACCTACGGGAGAAAGGCAAGTGACCAGAAAGGGGCTGACATTTCCGGAGGACGCCGTGAGCAACGGGCGTGTGGGCACCGCCCGCATCCGCGCACAGATTGGGGCGACGGCCGCAGTGCTGGCCTCGCCTACGCCGGCACCTCTCACCGCGCCGTTGCTGGGTATGGCGACCAAGAAGCCTCCCAAGTATCGCAACGAGAAGTGCGAGGTCAAAGGGATCAAGTTCGATAGTCGCCGCGAGGCCGCCCGCTGGGTAGCCCTGAAGGGGCAGGAGGAGCAGGGCCTGATTTCAGGGTTGCGGGGACAGGTGAGGTTTGAGATCGCTCCGGCGGTGGTGATCCAAGCCCGCAAGCGTCCGGCGCGCTACTACGTGGCCGACTTCGTCTACTTGCGCAGCAGCGAGGAAGTGATTGAGGACGTGAAGGAGCACCTGACGGCCGAGTACCGGCGCCACCTGATGGCCGCCAAGGGATTGACGATTACGGAGATCTGTGGGTCACGATCAGGCGGCGCACGATGCCTGCAAGGGCCAGCCGTGCTACCTGCGAATTCCTGTTATCTGCAGCGGCAACTGGGAAACCGTGGTGCCGGCTCATCGCAACGAAGGTAAGGGAATGGGGCTCAAGACCCCAGACAGATTGACGGTGCCGGCATGCTTCACATGCCCCGCCGAGTATGACCAAGGCAACAAACTGACACGAACCGAGAAGAGGGAGCTATTTGATGAAGCACACAACCGGTGGTGGGAGTGGCAACGCCGAAACAGCGGTCTGGAGGCCGAGTGCAATGACTGACCAGGAACTGCAGGTTCTCTGCCTTCAATATGGGCAGTGGTGCCGTACGCGCCGCCTCTTCGCGCCGCCCGTCCCTAGCAATATCTTGGCACGCTTTCAGCCGCGCGAATGCGCCGCTGTGGAGCCCGATGCCCAGCTTATTGCAGATATGCCATTCTTCAACATGGCCGTTCATGCTCTGGCTAATGATTATCCGCAGGAGGGAATCTGCTTTTCCTTGTATCACGTACATGGATTCCGGCCGGTCAAGACTCTTGCCGCAAGCTTAGGCATTGGGCGGCGAACGTTCTATGAGCGAGTTCGCAAATTCTCTGAGAGAGCCTTGAAGCTCAGCGTGAGCATACGGAAAATACATGAACGTAACGCTGAGCCTTGAGCAAAATTGACGGCTATGTTTGACGGGAGCTGTCAACGATCCCGACGAATCGACCGGCCAATTTTTCGATGAGCTTTATAGTCGCAAGATCTTTTGGGGAATGGGGTACAGCCCAGTATTTGGCCCCATTCCAGCCGCAATGTTCGCGCGCTTTTGTTAGTGGGTTGGTGCGCTGAGTGATGAACCCCCAGAACCAGAGGTCGTCCCACGTGAGTATTTCGCTTGATTCGTATTTGAGTTCCGTTCGCAGATAGGTGTTGATCCGACGGAAATCTTTGCCGGCTTCATCTTGCATCTCCAGATTCAGCGATTCAAAGATGAAGCTAATCACGGAGTCTACCGGGAGCGCGACGTGTTGCCCTTCCAGGACGTGGATGTCCTTCCAGAAGCGACTGCGAAGCACCGGAGTTTGTTCGATGATCGCGAGGTTGCGGATGAACAGCGCTGCAGTCTTGTCGCCCCAACCAGGTTGACCGGCAAGTGCCAATCCCACGTCGTCGCGTTTATCCACCTGCAAGAACCCGCAAAACGCCTGATACGAACGGAAAGCATCAGCACCTACGGCGCTGCTGAAAAACTCATGCATCTTGTCCAAGTTGGGCTTGGCTTGAGTGTTCAGCACATGATGACCTAGCAGGAGTGCTCGTTCTCTTACAGTTGCTGGCGATAACGATTCTCGGATAAAGCCAATTTGGATTGAACGGTTGTGCGCGGAGTTGTCCTCAAGGAATTTGAACAGTTGTTTTACTTTTTTGGGTCTGGCCATTTGTAATAGGTGTGAGGGTGTTGATTGCATGGAAAAGTGTGCGGAAAAATCAGCACAAAATAGTTCCGCACAAAAACCGAAGAAATCGTATCATTTCGGAAAGGCTGAATCACTGCCTCCAAAGCCCGCGCCGGTTAAGACCTCGTGGGCTTTTTATTTTCTCGCTATCTCCTCGACGTGTGATCTTTGCCCGCTTCTGCGGGCTTTTTCTATTCCGCTATACCGCATCCTCTCGAAGCCAAGATCGAAGCACTCATCGATGCGCTCGCAGAGCATGCACGGAGTTTGCGTTGGCCGACAGCCTGGCAGTCATGGTGACCGCGATGACCGATGGCGCCGAACCTGAGATGCATGAGGAAGCTGCGCCGAATTACGGAGGTCTCGCATGGTAATCCCAACGCGTCTGACCCGGCATAGGCCAGCGTCACCTTCGACGCCCTGGCACGAACTGCCGGAAGAGAGTCGGCAAGCGCGGCGCGAGATGCATACGGGCGTTAAGCGATGGCCTGCGATTCGTGACTTCACGCTGACGCGAGACAAGTTTACGTGTCAGACGTGTGGGCGAATCGTCGCAGGCAAGGGTGACGCTCATGTGGATCACGTCGATGGCAACAGTCACAACAACCCGCCCGACGGCAGCAACTGGCAGACGCTCTGCGTGCCGTGCCACTCGACCAAGACGGCGGAGGAGAACGGCGGGTTCGAAAATTCTCCATCAAATGAGAAAAATTCTCGTTTGATGGGTGGGGAGAGGTCAAAAGTCTGAACCGTTTTCCTCCCGGCACGGGCGCGTAGTCAAATTTTCACGCCGTCACTTCAGGAAAACCGTTTTTCAAAAAATTTAAGCAATGCTAAACGAGAAGGAGGCGAAGCGCCAAGTCCACGCGATCGTGCAGAAGCCCGATCCGGATCACCACGTCTCGACCGACCTGCTTGCACAGTCGATTGCGGTTCGACGCGATCCGAACCCCCAGCGGGGTGATGCGAACGAGCGATATCGAGTGCTCATCGGCCGGAGCAAGAAGTACGTATATCCGGAAACACTTCGAGAGAAGCACCAGATCAAGACGATCATGACGGCTCGATACCTTGAGTTCGGCACGGAGCAACGTGCGCCGACGCCGTGGATGGCTCCGGCGTTCTTCGCGGCACGCGAGCAGGCGTTGAGCACCGTGGTGTATGAACTGAATCGGGGTATAGACCGAGTTATCCCCCGATTGTCGACGACCAATAGGCTAAGTTGAGGGAACAACGTGTACCCGAAAGTATTTAAGGTGCTGTCTGCAAGCGCGGCGGTCACGGCGCTGATTGGGACGGCGCCAGTTCGAGCTTATCCCCACGGAAGCGCGCCGCAGGGGGTAACGTCCCCGTATCTAACGTTCTCATTCCCGAGTGGAGCACCTGAGAATGCGCTGGAAGGCGCTTGCGCCGACAAGTTCCGCACGCAGATTGACTGCTGGTCGACGGGGGACGCAGAGGTAGAAGCGCTCGCCGACGCGGTTCGCTCGGCCTTGGAGCCGTCAGCACTATGTGTTGGATACGTGGCTGACGAGAGGGACAGCCAAACCGAGAAATACCGAATCTCGATGGTTTTCGATTGGTGGCTACCGCGCTGACGGTTGCCTATTTACTTTGCATTGGACCGCCTTCGGGCGGTTTTTCTTTTTCTGGAGTCGAAAATGGCCGCTGAAGAAATCATCAAGTCCCAAGGGACGGAACTCTACTTCGTCAATCCGACGGGCAATGCCGTTGAGCGCGTGGCATGCGCAACGTCGATCTCGGGCCTCGGTGGCGCGCGCGATCAGATTGACATCACTTGCTTGGACAACACCGGTGACCGCGAGTTTGTTGGTGGCCTAGGAAACCCGGGGCAGGTATCGGTGGCTTTCAATGTGCACAAAAATGAAGTGGCCCATGAGGATCTGCTTGCGCTGAAGGAAAGCGGGAAGACGGTCTCCTGGGGCATCTATTCTTCTGACGGCACGACAGCCCCGACAGCCGACAGCAACGGCACGTTGCAGCCTGTAACCGGACGTGCGTCCGCAATCTTCGAGGGCTATGTATCGGATATCAACATCGATATCCAAGGCAACGATATCTGGAAGGGCACGATCACGGTCCAGCGGTCCGGAAAAGTCACTTTCGATCTGAGCACGGTGTGAGGTGAGCATGCTCGATAAATCGTTTTTTGTGAGTCCCGAGGTCGTCGGCGAGGACGTCACGCTCAAGGATGGCTCGACGTACAAGCTTTATTTCCGACGCGTTTCATCCTATGACTACCAGCGATTCTTGAACTGTCTCCGCTCGCCATCGATCGATGATCGTGGGATGGCATATCACGTCTTGGTAGCGGCCAGCCTGTGCGATGCAGACGGAAAATCGGCTCTGTCGCTTGAAAAGGCCAAAGAACTCGAAGAGGGCGTGCTGGAGCGTCTGTTCGCTGCCGCACTTGATCTGAACAAGCGGGTGGAGAACGAACCGGGAAACGCATAAAGGCCCGGGGCGAGGAATGGCTGTGGCACGTCCTAGCGCTGGCACTCGGCGGCCGAACAGTTGCTGAGTGGAAAGCCGCTATGAGCGACCAGGAATTCCAGCGCTGGGCCGAGTTTTATAGAGCGTGGCCTTTTGACGACTATCACCGTTTCCATAGGCCGGCAGCCCTGATCGCAGGGGCAATGTCGTCGGGGGAAGATCCCGAAGACACCATGCGCAAGCGGCTTGAATGGTTACAGCCGAGCGACAGCGAAAAGCCGAAGCATACACAAGCAGATATTGACCTCTTCCGCGCAGCGGGGCGCAGAGTATGACCATTGGAACGATTACCGTCGATCTTCTCGCGAAGACCGGCAGCTTTGAAAAGGATGTCAATCGTGCCGCAAAGCTCGCCGAGAAGCGAGCGAAAGAGATCAACGCGGCGTTCGCTCGCCTGGGTGTAGACATCGGCCTCGGTCTCACTGCCGCAGGCCGCGCCGCAGTGCTGCTCGGGAAAAGCGCGATTGATCAATTGGCTGCGCTCGATGACGCCGCCCAGAAGACCGGCGCATCGGTGGAGAACCTGTCGAAGATCCAGCAGTCGACGATGGCGTTTAACCACAATTTTGACGATGTTGAAACGGCAATCAGCCAGCTCGCCAAAGGCATGGCGACCGTCGACGACGAATCCAACAAGACAAACAAGGCGCTTGCTGCACTTGGTATTTCCGCGAAGGACGCGGGCGGGAATCTCCGTGATCCTTCGGAGGTGATGATTGACATCGCAAAGCGCCTTCAGGACTTCCAGGATGGCGCGTCGAAAACCGCGCTCGTGACTGACCTGTTCGGAAAATCCGGTGCGAACCTGTTGCCGGTGCTGAACGACATGGCAGACAGCGTCGATGGATTTATGGGAGCATCGAAGGAATCTGCGTCACAAGCCACGGCGTTTCAGGACAACCTGAGCAAGCTTTCGGGGCAGTTCAAAACGCTTGCCCAGGAAGTACTGAGTGACGCGCTGCCGGCTCTGAACAAGTTCTTCACACTGATTCAGGACATTCGCAACACATCGCTCGTGGGATTTATGTCCGCGAAGTTGAGTGACGACCTCGACCCGGGCCCGCGCCTTGCCGAAATTCGTCGAAAGTTATCGGTGCTCGATGAGCAGAAGGCGGGATATGCAAAAGCCAATCCCCTTGCTCGCGCGTGGAGCCAGGACGACATTGAGATCATGAATCAGCAGATTCTTGACCTCACCCGCGAAAAGCAATATTTGGAGGCCAGACAGCGGTCGCACGCCTTGGCTAATCCTGTCGCTCCCGATCAAATTGACCGAATGCTCTCCGGTGCAAAGCCGGTACTGAACTACACCACGGGACGGGAGAAGGTGGCAAAGGAAGCGAAGGATCGAAAGTCCGACGCCGAACGTTACGTCGAGTCCCTGAACAAGCAGGTCATCACCGTCCAGAACCTGACAGCTGCCGAGGAAGCGCTCGCGATGATCCAATCGGGCAGCCTCGGTACCGTCACGCAGGCACAGAAAGACCAGATATTGACAGCCGCCACGCTGGTCGATCTAGCGAAGGATGGGATTGAGCAAGAGAAGCAACGGCAGGATTTGATCGCCCAAGGAAAGAAAGTCTACGAAGACACGCTTTCACCGTTCGAGCGCATGCAACAGGACTATACGAAGTTGAACACCCTTTTGCAGGGCGGGTATATCGACGCTCAGACGTATGACCGCGAAATCACCCAAGTGCAGAAGAAGTTCGACGAGTTGACAGATAAGTCCAAGGAAGCACAGAGCGAACTTGATGAGTTCGCGAAGAGCGTGGCACAGAACATCCAGTCTTCGTTCGCCGAGTTCTTATTTGATCCATTCAAGGATGGATTAGACGGGATGCTCAAGGGCTTTCTCGATTTCCTGCGGCGGGCGGTAGCCAATGCAGCGGCCGCCAACTTGTCTCAGGCACTATTCGGGGGCACGTCCGGCGGTGGCATCGGGGGTGGTTTGCTTGGGGCCGCTTTCACGGGGATTCTCGGCGCATACGGTGATGCTACCGGAACCACGGTCGGAGGCGTCTATGGGCCTCAGACGCAAGCCGGTCTTGATGACCTGATCTCGCAAGTCAGCATGCGCGCTTCCGGCGGTCCTGTGACGGCGGGGAAGCCGTATATCGTCGGCGAGAAGCAAGCCGAGTTATTCGTCCCCAGCACGTCTGGAACGATCCTCCCTTCGATGCCTAGCGCTGGCGGCGTTTCGGTCAGCCTTGTCACGAACGTGGACAACTCGGGAAATGCCAATTCTCAAGCCGGCGGGGATTCCGACCGGACAGGTCGACAGCTTTCCCAGGCGATTCGATCGGCCGTTGTCGACGAGATTTCGCGGCAGCAGCGGCAGGGCGGCCTTCTGTGGCGCGCTCGAACTGGGGGAGCATGATGGCCACCGAAACTTTCGACTTCTGCGTCAAGGTTGGCTCTTCCGGATCGACGAATTTCCGGACACGAAAGGCTCAGTTTGGCGACGGATATGAGCAACGAGTCGGTGACGGCCTGAACACGGTAGTGCAGTCGTGGACGGTCAACAGCACCAATAATAAAGAAAAGCTCATGCCACTCAAGGAATTTCTTGATCGGCATGCCGGACACAAGGCTTTCTATTGGACTCCGCCCATGGGTGAGCAGGGCCTTTATTACTGCGAGACGTACACATCCTCAGGCGAAGGAAACCAAGTTTTCACCATCAGCGCAACGCTTCAGCAGACGTTCGCCCCCTGACATGACGAAACAAATGATCAATCTAGGAACGCCTCCCAAGGGTTCCGACGGAGACACTTCGCGCGTCGCCTTTGAAAAGACGAACGACAACTTTGACGAGTTGTATGCTCGCGCGCAGGGCAAACTCACGAAGAACATCTCGGGCGGTGCGGGCGTGACGGCGCTCACCGACACAGAGGCAATCAACGGATTCATTGATATTACTGGCTCGCTCACCGGCGCGAGAACGATTACGGTTCCGCCGACGATCGTTCAGGCTTACACGGTGCGAAACAGTACTTCGGGCGGCTTCTCGATAACGTTCAAAACGTCATCGGGATCTGGAGTTGATCTGACCCCCGGTCAGACGGCCCTCGTGTATTCGGACGGGGAAAACATCATCAATCCAGTAGCTCCCCCGGCGCATATGTTCCCCGGGCGCCTGATGGGCGTCCGCGTCATTACGTCGAGCGGCACTTATACGCCTACTCCTGGGGCGACGATGGGCATCGTTGAAGGTGTGGGAGCAGGTGGGGCCGCAGGGGGAGCTGCGGCTAACGCATCAGGGTCATTCTCCTGCGGTTCCGGAGGCGGCTCGGGCGCCTATTTCAAGCACTTTCTGTCGACTCTCGTTGCCACGGCCGTGACTATTGGATCGGGTGGGGTGGGTAGTGCAGGCGCTGCTGGTGGAGCGGGTGGCTCAACGTCATTCGGGTCTATCACCGCACCCGGAGGCTATGGCGGCTTCCCTTCCGGGTCCGGGCCGGCTTCGCGAGCCAGTGGCGGAAACGGTGCGCCTACGGCGACGGGTGCCAACGCACTAAACATGGGCGGCTCCCAGGGGGGGGCCTCGTACATCTACGGCCTAGGCACATATACACCCGGTGCCGGCGCATCGTCCCCGCTTGGCACCGGAGGAAACGCTCTGAACGACGCTAACGGAAACTCGGGGACTGGGTTTGGTAGTGGTGGCGGAGGAATGGTCACTGCAAATAATGCCGCCTATGCGGGCGGGGCTGGACGTCCAGGGGTTGTGATCGTTTGGGAGTATGCATAAATGGCTCGCTATGCAGTTATCCGGGATGGCGTCGTCGTAAATGTTGTGATCTGGGACGGTGAATCGCCCTGTGAGCCTCTTGCTGACGCCGTTGAACTGCCTGCTGATTCTCCAGTGGGTGTTGGATACACAGTTATCGGTGGCGAGTACGTGGCTCCCGTGTTTTCTGACTCGTTGATGGCCGCTGAATGAGCATCGTCGCTGACATTCAAACGCTGGAGCCCGGCGCGCTGGTAGAGCTGTTTATACTCGACGCAACCGAGCAGCATGGGGACGTGCTGCGTTTCCACGGCCATACGCAGGTTGGCCCGATATGGTGGCAAGGCAACGAGTACTCGCCATGGCCTATTGAAGTGGAAGGCTTCGCTCGTAGCGGCGACACGCAGCAGCCGACGCCCACGCTGTCAGTCGGTAACGTCGACGGTTCGATCACGGCGTTGTGCCTATACCTCGACGATATGGTCGGCGCGAAACTGACTCGCATGCGGACCCTCGGCCAGTATCTGGATGCCCGCAACTTCCCCGATGGCAATCCGACAGCCGACCCCGACGAGCAGCTTCCTCCTGAGCTTTGGTACATCAACCAGAAGACGGAAGAGACGAACGAGTCGGTGACGTTCGAACTGGCCAGCGCGCTCGACTTCAACGGTGAGCAGTTGCCGCGCCGTCAGATCATTGCGAACGTCTGCGTGTGGCTGACGATCGGCGGGTATCGCGGACCGTATTGCGGTTACACGGGCTCGGCGTACTTCGACAAAAACGACAATCCGGTGGCCGATCCTTCGTTGGATAAATGCGGTGGCCGCGTATCGTCATGCAAATGCCGTTTCGGCGAGAACAACGAACTCCCCTATGGCGGCTTTCCTGCCGCCGACCTGGTACGCACAAGCTGATGAACAAACGAACGTTGGAAGCGATTCGTGCTCACGCTGCGGAGGATTACCCGCGCGAAGCGTGTGGGCTTGTGATCGTCGCCAAAGGTCGGGAGCGCTATATGCGGTGTCGGAACCTCGCGCAGGGCACCGAGCACTTCGTGATGAATCCAGAGGACTACGCGGCCGCCGAGGACGCGGGCGATGTGATTGCCGTGGTGCATTCGCACCCCGACGCCCCGGCAACGCCCAGCGAGGCTGATCTGGTGAGCTGCGAGGCGACCGGTTTGCCGTGGCACATCTTGTCGTGGCCGGAGGACGACTTTCGGACGATCGAGCCGAGTGGATATCAGGCGCCGCTTGTTGGCCGCACGTTTGCGCATGGTGTGCTTGACTGCTGGTCGCTCGTTCGAGATTTCTACGCCCGAGAATTCAATGTCGAGCTTCCCGACTTCCCGCGCCGCGACGACTGGTGGGCGAAGGGCGAGAACCTCTACATGGAGGGGTATCCGAAAGCTGGTTTCGTCCACTTGAATCAGGACGAGCCGAGTAAGGTTGGCGATGTGATCCTGATGCAGCGCCGGGCAGAAGTGCCGAATCACGCTGGTGTGTATCTCGGTGACGGGCTGATGCTGCACCACATGCACGGACGTCTCTCAACGCGAGAGGTGTACGGCGGGTACTGGCGGGAGATTACCCGCTGTGTTCTAAGGCACCAATCGGTAATTTTTTGACCATGGAAAAGATCAGAACAGTGCGACTTTATGGGTGGCTGGGCGCGCGCTTCGGAAGAGTGCATAGGCTCGCCGTCTCAAGCCCTGCCGAATCCGTTCGTGCGCTGTGCGCTTTGTTCCCGGATTTTCGTAGTGCCATTGCGGGAGGTAGAGATAAAGGAATGGCTTATGCAGTATTCGTCGGGCGACGCAACCTGGATTCGACGGAGCTTGATTTGCCGCCTGGAGCCGAAGAGATTCGCATAGCGCCGATGGTTCAAGGAGCCAAGCGCGCCGGCCTGTTTCAGTTGGTGCTTGGTGCCGCTCTGGTTGCGGCCGGATATTTCACTTTTGGCACGACATCGCAGATAGGGGTTGGCATGATGATGGGCGGTGCATCTATGGCACTTGGCGGCGTTGTTCAACTGCTTTCACCGCAACAGGTCGGGTTGTCGGTGAAGGACAGCGCTGACAACGGCGCGAACTACAACTTCAATGGCCCCGTGAATACGCAGGCGCAAGGTAATCCAGTTCCCGTCTTGTATGGCCGGATGATCGTCGGCGGCGCTGTTATCTCTGCCGGCATATACGCAGAAGATGAGATCTAGATAATCATCAATCAACTGAAACCCCGCCTGGTGCTGGGTTTTTGCATTTTTGGGACGCATGAAATACATCATCGGTTATGGCGGCGGAGGTGGGAAGGGCGGGGGCGAAAGCCGTACTCCAACCGAAAGCCCGGATAGCCTGCATTCAATCGCCTACGCGAAAGTGCTTGATGCGGTGTCGGAAGGCGAGATCGTTGGCCTGGTTAATGGATTGCAGAGTGTGTTCCTCGACAGCACGCCGATTCTCAATCCCGACGGTACAGCCAACTTCCAGAACGTCAGCGTAGATGTTCGCACTGGCACTCAGGATCAGGCGTACATCCCCGGTTTTCCTGCCGTCGAAAGCGAAACGTCTGTCGGCGTCACGCTGACGTCCACCACGCCTTGGGTGCGCGCCATCAGCAATACGCAGTTGTCGGCGGTTCGAATCACGATGGCAGTGCCGGCCCTTTCCCAAGCCAACACGAGCAATGGGGACATTACCGGCTACCGAGTCGAGTACGCCATTGATCTAGCAACCAACGGAGGGGCATTCCAGGAGGTTTTGTCGTCCGCATTCGATGGGAAGGCGACATCCACCTACGAACGGAGCCACCGTATCAATCTGCCTGCCGCCGCGACGGGGTGGGCCATCCGGGTGCGCCGGATCACGCCGAATGCGAACAGCAGCACGATCGCCGATACGACCAACATTGAGAGCATCGCTGAGATCATCGACGCGAAGCTGCGCTACCCGAATACAGCGCTCATTGGGGTTCAGGTTGACGCGCAGCAGTTCAAGAGCATTCCCACACGCTCCGGCGATTTCAAGGGCCGAATCATCCGGGTACCGTCGAACTACGATCCAGTGACTCGAGCCTATGTCGGCACATGGGATGGGACGTTTAAGTCGGCGTGGACGGACAACCCAGCGTGGGTCTTCTATGACCTGGTTTTGCATCCACGCTATGGCCTCGGGCACCGCGTAAATGCCGCGCAGGTCGACAAGTGGTCGCTCTACCAGATCGCTCAATACTGCGACGAGCTAGTCGACGATGGCGATGGTGGTAAAGAGCCCCGTTTCACCTGCAACTGCTATCTTCAGGCTCGCGCCGACGCGTACAAAGTTCTGCAGGATCTGGCAACGGTCTTCCGTGGCATGGCTTACTGGGCCAACGGCAACGTCGTTGCCGTTGCCGATATGCCTGGCGACCCGGTCTACAGCTTCACGAACGCCAATGTCGTCGCCGGCAAGTTCACCTATACCGGCACGAGTTGGAAGGCGCGCAAGACCGTTGCTCTGGTGACCTGGAATGACCCCAGCGACTTCTATAAGGCGAAAGTCGAATATGTCGAGGATCAGGACGGCCTCGCCCGATATGGCGTCCAGCAGACTGAGACGACGGCGTTCGGCTGCTCCAGCCAAGGGCAAGCGCAGCGAGTCGGTCACTGGACGCTCCTGAGTAGCCGCCTAGAGACGGAGTCGGTCTCGTTCTCGATTGGGCTTGAGGAGGCGATGGTGTCTCCTGGGAGCGTGGTAAGCGTTGCGGATGCATCGCGCGCGGGCCGCCGGATCGGTGGTCGCGTCAAATCAGCGTCTGGTGCGACGGTCGTTCTAGATAAGGTCGATCAGATTGCTGCGGGGGATGCCTTGACGGTTATCCTTCCCAGCGGCGCAAGGCAGACCCGTACTGTTAAGGCCGTGGCTGGCAACGCGGTAACCGTCACCGCGAACTGGACTGAAGCGGTGCAGCCGCAGGCTGTCTGGATCGTTGAAAGTGCGCAACTGGCGACGCAACTCTTCCGCGTACTCAGCATCGCTCAGGGCGACGGCCTGACCTGGGATGTTACGGCGATCCAGCACAATCCCGAAAAATACGGCTCCATCGACAGTGGTACGCGCCTTCAGCAGCGACCGATTAGTGTGATCCCGCCGTCAGTGCAGCCGCCTCCCAAGGATGTTGTGTGGGATTCATATTCGGTCATTGCGCAAGGAATAGCGTCCACGACAGGCATCATCAAGTGGACGCCGGCTGAAAAGGGGGTCGCCTACCAGGTCGAATGGCGCCGCGACAATGGCGAGTGGGTTAAGGCCGGCCGTACTGGCTCGCAAAGCCTCGAAGTCCCGAACCTCTACGCCGGTAAATTCGTCGCGAGAGTGACCGCAGTCAATGCACTCGATGTGCCATCTATCCCGGCTTACTCGCCTGAGACTGTGCTGGCAGGGAAGACATCTCCGCCACCGATGGTCACCAGTCTCTTGGCCACTGGCATCGTGTTCGGGATTCAGATCAACTGGGGTTTCCCGACGGGACCGCTTGATGTTGAGCGTACCGAGGTCTGGTACAGCCAGACGAATGACCTCTTCACCGCGATCAAGCTCGCTGACTTCGCATTCCCGCAGAACACCCACACGATGATGGGACTTGCCGCGGGCGCGACGTTTTTCTTCTGGGCTCGGCTGATCGACAAGTCGGGGAATATCGGCGCATGGTACCCGGCCACCAAGGGCGTGATGGGGCAGGCGAGCGCGAACGCTGATGACATTCTTGACTACCTGAAGGGAAAGATCGGAGAGACGGAGCTGGGGCGGGATCTACTCGAAACGATCGCTACCATCCAGCCACCCTTCGCGGGCAGCGAGGAGGATTATGCCGGCTCGACCAACATCTATGCGGGCATCCTGTCGGTTCAATCTCTCCTTCAGGATGGCGATCGGGCGGGCGCGCAGCAGGTCACGACGCTGCAAGCGACGGTGGGCGAGAACACTGCACTGGTTCAGACCAATGCGCAGGCAGTTGCTACGCTGGACGGGAAGGTATCAGCGTCCTACCAAATGAAAGTCGGCGTGACTTCGGGCGGGAAGTATTACGGTGCGGGGATCGGCATCGGTGTGAGCAACGAAACAGGGCCGGTGCAGTCGCAAATCCTCTTCCTCGCTGACCGGTTTGCATTCCTCAACACAGCGAACGACCAGGTCAACACGCCGTTCGTGATCCAGAACGGGCAGACGTTCATCAGCCAAGCATTCATTGGCAACGGCTGGATCACCAATGCAATGATCGGTGACTACATCCAGTCGAACAACTACGTCGAGGGTGTAACCGGATGGCGCTTGGATAAGGCCGGAAGCCTGTACATGAATGGCATCAACGGCGGTGGCCGCGTGGTGCTCTCTCCGAATGGGCTCTACGTGTACGACGAGAATGGCGTGCTTCGTGTGAAAGTCGGGAAGCTCTGATGCTATCAGGCCTTGAAATCTACGGTCCCGCCGGCGAGTCAGTGTTGCAGCTTTCTTCGCGAGTGGGGCGCGTTCTTGGCTCCGTGTATATCAACGGGACGTCGGGAAGCCTCCAGCACGACGCACTCGCCACCGGCGAGGCGTTTGCTTCGTTTCACCTGCAACAGCTTTTCTATGACGTCAGGTCGTTTCGTCGCTTTCCGCGAATCATGATCTCTGGCAACACGCTCTCGTGGTATTACCCGGTGCCGCAGGGCACTCAGGTCACGATGGCTGGCTACATCACATACGGGGTTCGCTAGTGGCATACGGATTTGTTGCAGTGAACGATGGCGGCGTTCTTCAAATCGACGGGGCATACGCAAACTATTCGCTGGCTACCAAAGGGACGGTGACGCTCTCGGAGCAGTCGTTGTATTTGGGGGCATCCGGTGCCGGTGACGTGTACGGAACGTGTTACATCGCTGACGTCACGTACGCCGCACCCGACCCACTGTTTGTTCTGGAGAACACAAGTGGTCAGCCGGTAGTCGTGATTTCGACAGCCAACGTCGGCCCCAACACCTGGCGGACGCGGTTGATGGCTCTAGGGGCTGTGACTGTTGGGTTCTTCATCTTCTCTTCGAGTGTGGTGGTAGCGGGATCTGGCTATGGCCTTGTGGTTTGTGACGGCGCGGGGCGGCCCGTGGCGAGTTCAAACATGAAGTACCCACTGATCCGTCAAGTGGTTTCGGGCAACGTCATCGGCGCCGGGCCTGATTACGGCCAGTACAACTATGCGGCGGCGACGAGTTTCTCCGCGACGTTCGCGCCGGGTGGTGGGCGAATCGGAGTCGGCGCTATACGCACGCCATCGACGCAATTCAATGGCAGCGTGCTTTCGGGAGCATGGCGCGGAAACATCGGATTCGGTGGTTGGATGACCGGTAATGGGGTGGCGACGTTCTCGACCTTCAATTGGCGGTTCGGGCCAAGCTCTCCCAATCCGCCAAATTTCCAATACGACTACCAGTCTGCGCTCGACTACGGGGGCATTCTGATTGACGTGAGCAATCTGTGATAGCGAGCCACCTTCGGGTGGCTTTTTCATTTCCTGAGAACGGCGCGAGGGCGCCCAAAGGACAAACCAATGGCAGAACCCACGTCGGGTGCCGTGGCTGCCGCACTGGCCGTGGTGGTGAAGGCGCTTCCGGGGGCTGTCGGCTCGCTGATTGCGCTCCGATTCATCGGTGAAGGGCTGACCAGAAAACAAAAGGCGATGTCGTTCGCGGCCGGTGCGGCGATGTCTTACTACCTCAGTCCGTTGGTCGTGATGTATTTCGCGATCACGGATGCCGGCGCTCAGCAGGCGTTTGGATTCTTGATGGGGCTGTTCGGCCTGACGCTTGCGAAGGAAGTGTTCAAGGAAATCAACGATGCCGACCTGATCGGGGCTCTCAAGCGGCGACTGTCCGGAGGGCTCGAAAAATGATCTGGGTATCGGTGTTCTTTGTCGCGAACCTCGTCGTTCTCGGCGCATGCATTTGGGTGACGCTGAGCGATGCGATCGCGACAGGGTTCTGGGGCACGACGGGCTTTGTCGCCATCGGTCTGGCGTCCGCCGGGAACCTGTTCAAACCGTTCTGGATGCGCCATGCGATCGACGGCCCAGAAGTCCTGATGCTCGTCGGGATGGCGATTGTCGGTGTGTGGCTGATGGCCCGGAAGGCGTACTGGGCAAGCAAGGAGCGAAAGCATGGGTAACTACGACGCAAACCTACTCAAGGCTGAATTGACTCGTGATGAAGGTCGGCGGCTACGCATCTACGTCGACACCGTCGGCAAGGTAAGTGGTGGCGTTGGGAGGAACCTGACGGACAAGGGATTCCGAGACGACGAAATCGACCTGATGTACCGGAACGACGTGGCGGAGACTGAGGCTTGGCTTGACCGAAACCTTCCGTGGTGGACGTCGCTCGATCCGGCGCGTCAGCGTGTGATGATGAACATGGCGTTCAACATGCAGGGCAAGTTGCTCGGCTTCCGGAATTTTCTCTCTGCTGCGCAGCGTGGAGACTGGGCAAAGGCCGCCACTGAGATGCTCGACAGTCTGTGGGCGCGTCAGGTCGGCGACAGAGCAAAGCGACTCGCATCGATGATGGAGTTTGGCCGATGAGTTGGATCGATCCGCGCCTATGGGGCGCATTCCTTCTCGCCGTGGTGCTTGCCGTCGGCGGCGGCTACTGGAAGGGGCACCACGACGCCGACCAGTCGGCTACGGTAGCCAGTCAGGCAAAGCAGATCAGCGACCTGACAGCTTCCAATAACCTCTATCGCCAGACGACTCGGACGCTGGCCGGGATTTCCATCGATGCGAAAAAATCTGCTGACACTGCGAGCGCTGCTGCTCGCACCTCTGATGCTGCTTATGAACGGGTGCGCAAGCAGCTTGCCGAATACACTGCCGCCGCGCGACATTCCGCCACTACCAGCGGAGGCGCGCCAGCCGTCGGCGGAAGAGATTCCCTCGATCTGCTCGCGGGGTTGTTCAGCCGGGCTGACCAAGCAGCGGGAGACCTCGCAAAATTCGCTGACGCTACCCACATCGCAGGGCTCGCCTGCGAGCGCAGCTACGATGCGCTGACGAAAAATGATAATTAAAGTGATCAATAATTATAAAAAGATCGCTAAAGATATCTTTTTCGTGAGGGCATCGTGGCTCGGTTTTCCGCCGCTCTTTAGCATCCTCACCGCTTTTAACTTCGCAGGTTGTCCGAGCATGTCGATGTTATGTATAGTCGACAAAAGGACATAATCGATGAATCGGGGTACTGAGCAAATTTCCGAAAATGCTATCAGTGCGCGCTTTATTGACGTGTATTTCTATCGGATGCTTTGGGGCGACGGCGCAGGCAGCGCCGGAAAATGAGGCCGCAATCTGTGGAGGTCAAACCGCGATCGTAGCGGTTTGGGAGTGTGGCGCTCCCGGTAGCGGCGAGTTTTGCACGTTATGGGGAGTAGACACACCACGAGCGGGACAGTGGACAGACCAGAGCCTTTTCGTCATCGAGGAGCCGAATTCGGTTCGGCGCGTCGGGTACGAAGAAGCTTGCATAGGCGGCAGGTGTTCGCGTCCGTATTACGCGATTTGCTCAATTCCAGTTTCGCACGGGAAGTCCGCGAAGCTCGATACTCTCTTGCGCCAATAAATCGATCCGATTCGACAGATCAGAGGCTAGCGGGTCCTGCTCGTTCTAGTGGGCTCCTCCCACCACTCGCCTGCATCCTCTCCATAGCGGACTCGCTCAGCTTAGGTGCTCGCTTGAGCAGGGCGGGGCCGTCCATTTTCGGGTTCAGTACATGTTGCGTGCCCGTGCCCACTCGAAGGCATTTCCCATCATCGTGTGACGAGCGAGTATGTCTCGTTCTCGCGGCGCCAGGCTGGGGGCGAGCCAGAAGCGCGCTTGCTCGCCGGCCAGGGTGACCGGTACGCGCGGCGTCAGTTCAGCCAGTGTGCCGGGAGCCGAGGCTACCAGCACCGAGAATCCAGAGACGGCCGACCAGTACACCGGTGCGCCGAGAGCGAGTAGAAACACTGGCTCGCCGTTGCGCGGGCGGACATGCCAAGCCTCTCTCTCATTTCCCTTCCCAATCACAATCGTCCAGCCGCATGCGCACACCAGATATCGATGGTGCTGCCAAGCCTCACTGAAATAGGGCTTGTCTGCGGCCGTTTCCGCTTGAGCGAAAGGCTGCCGGCCATATCGCTTTCCAAGGTCATTGTCTGGGGCGAATCCCCACTGAGCGACGTTGATGTTCAGGGCACCGCTATCGCTTCGGAACGCAAGCGGGACCAGGTCGCCGGGCATCATGTTGAACCCTTTGCTCGTGTCCCCCTGGAATCGCTGATCGACGCGCTCAGTCTCGCCCAAGGCGCGGCCGCGAGCGCGGATGATTCTGATATCCATGACGCACCGCTATTACGCCGCGGCGTACTCATCGAGTGCCGGGATTCGCCCATGCGGGAACAGCACTTTCGGCGATTCCATTGCGCCGGTCTCAAGATCCAGCAGGACTTCGTAGGCTGCTATGCCCGCGTGCCGGTCGCGCATTGAGTGGGCAACGCGAACGGCGCCGACGCTGGTGCTGGCCGGCCGCATCTCAACAGGAAGTAGGTCGTCCCCAGATCCTTTGCGGAACGGGACGACAATAAATCTGGGGGTGTGGGGGGCTTGCATGGCGACCTCTCTCGGGTGACTTCGAGAGAGGTAAACTAGCACATATACTGTATAAAAACACAGTATTTTAATCCACCAATTGGATGGTGCCTTGTACCACTACCTCATCGTAGAATTTGCGAAATACGAACGGGGGGATGGGGAATGCGAAGAATTATCGGGATATGCCTGACGCTGGCGTCTTCGATAGCGTTTGCACAAGGCAACAACTGCGATTGCCAGCAAATTGTCGGTACGTGCGCAGTGTCAGTGAGCGTTATACCGACGGAATCGACGAAGGGCAGCTACGGGGCCGACCTGAAATTCACGTCCAGCGCACCCATCTGCTCGAAGGTCGATTACTACGTGGACGGTACACCCTACTTTACGATTCTCAGTCAGGGTAACCAGGGGGCGGATAGGGTATTCGGACAAAAACCGATTTCTCGTACAGCCATTAGTGAAATTAGTTGCCGGGTATGCCGTCGAACGGATGGAAGTGGCCAGTCAACCTCTCAATCAAAGCCCGCGTCAGACGGCTCCCAGATCACATTATTCCGGCCGGTTGGCGAGCGAGGGTCAGCGGTTTCGAATCAGGTGTCTATCGATGGGAAGCCAGTCGGAGTGCTGGGAAATGGCCAAGACATTTCTGTGAAGCTTTCCTCGGGCTCGCACACATTCAAAAATGTCAGGATTTATCAAGGTGCCTGGCAAGGGGAATGTAGCCAAACGGTTCAGGTTGATGGAGTTTCCTCCTATCGCTATGAGGTGGCTTTGGTGCGCCTTGTGGGCACCACTGCCACCTCCGCAGCGGAGGCCTCATGCCAATTCGTCTCGCAATGAGGGCCTCCTGCTGCGCAATTTGATGAGGGCTCGCAGTCATGTGCACGAACTACCGCGTTCCCGACCGCCAGTTGTTCAGCGAATGCTACGGCGTGCCTCCGCCGGTCGGCGAATGGCGCGACGAGGTCTACAAGGACTATTTCGCCCCGATCATTCGGCGGGACGGCGAGGGGCGGCGTTCTTACTTGGCGTCGTTCGAGATGGTGCCGCGAGAGAAGATCCCGCCAGGCGTGAAGGTGTTCGACACGATGAACGCGCGCGCCGAGACGGTGGGGGAGAAGCGCAGCTTCAGCAGCGCGTGGAAGAAGCAGCAGCTTTGCCTGATCCCGACACAGGTTTTCCGCGAGCCGAATTACGAGACCGGCAAATCGGTATGGTGGGATATCGGCCTAGCCAGCGGTGAGCCGTTTGCGGGGCTATGGCGCGAGTGGGAGGGTGAGGGCGGCCCGCGTTTCTCTTTCACGATGCTCACGCTCAACGCAGACAATCATCCGCTGATGAAGCGATTCCACAAGCCGGGGAGTGAGAAGAGGTCAGTGATCATCTAGCCGGCCGACTATGACGACTGGCTTGGCGCTAGATCGACGGATGAGGCGCGGTCGTTCATCTCGCTTCCCGACGTCGCGATCATGAATGCCGACGCACAACCGAAACCGGCCACCCGAAACTGACGCGATGCAGTCGCCCGCGAGGCGATATTAGGCAATCGCCTAATATTAAGCTGTGCGAATCAACAGATTGACTCAAACGAAAAAACCCGCACGGCCAGAAGCCATGCGGGTTTCGAATTGGTCGGGGAGAGAGGATTTGAACCTCCGACCACCTGCACCCCATGCAGGTACGCTACCAGGCGGCGCTGCAGAGATGTGTTGGTCAAGCAGCGCCTGGCAAGACCATCCCGCGGGTAGAATTGACTAACCAACAATACTAAAAGTGCGCTGCCATGCAAAGTGAAAATGAACTGGACGCCAGTGTTTACGATGCAATCAAAGTGTTTTGCGCGGACGGGGACCGTCTCGCCAGTGCGGGAGACTATAAGCGCGCGGTCGCAGAATATGACAAGGCGTGGAAACTCGTGCCAGAGCCTCAGTATGAATGGGGGGCGTCCACATGGATTCTTACTGCGATCGCGGACGCGTGCTTTCTCGGGGGATACATCACGTCGGCTCGAGAAAATCTCGAATATGCCCTCATATGTCCGGGGGCTCCAGGTAACCCATTCATTCACCTTCGCTATGGCCAGGTCCTATATGAGCAAGGCGAACTTGATAGCGCGGCGGATGCGCTGATGCGTGCATATATGGCCGCCGGTGGCGAAATTTATGCTGACGAAAATCCAAAGTACCTTGCGTTTCTCAAAACCAGAGCAAAACTATAG